AGAGGGTTAAGAAACAAAGCAATCCAAAAAGGAGATGCAGCCGAAGTTAAGCTTTGGATGCAGCTCATTGAAGAATGGGTTGAAAAAGAGAAATTAAAAGTAGAACATGGACCACAAAGACATATCATTATCACAAGAGGCGAAGGAAGCGATAGCGATCAAGCCAGTGAAAATAGACCTGTATCGGGGGCAAATAACGCCGTGGCACCAGAAAGTGATAAAGGAGTGGAATGATTCTCTTTATAAGATAATAGCAGTTGGACGGAAAGGAAGAAAAACAACGTTTGATATTAATGAGTTGTTCTTTAACGCGATGACAGATGAGCAGGGGTTAACTTATCCTTTTATCGGACCGACTAGAACACAGGCTAAAAAGATTGTGTGGGAGGATCATATTGAAAAGATTTTGAATTTATGCGATGATAATAATATAGAGTATAACAAGAATAAATCGGAACTATCGATTAGATTCCCTGGATATGGTAAAGTAACAGTAGACGGATCGGATAACATAGAATCATTAAGAGGAAAATCTGACTGGGGAGGGGTTGTCATGGATGAGTTTGCTTCCTGGAAGAATAAGAGATATGCATGGGAGGATGTAATAGAACCTAACCTTGTTGTGCATAATGCATGGGCAATCGTATCCGGAACGCCAAAAGGATATGAGTATTTTCATCTATTAATGAAAATGGGTGATCACGTAGGAAAGATTGAGGGTGACGCCTGGGATGATGATGGAAATCTTATCAAGCCCAACAAAGATTTTATATCATATAGATATACAAGCTATAACAATCCATTTGTTAACCACACCTGGATTGATGGAAGAAAGGATAGATTAACTGAAACAGCTTTTAAACAGGAATACTTGGCTAGGTTTGAAAAGTTTACAGGGTTAATTTATAAAGAATTTACTAGAGACATTCATGTGATTGAACCATTTAACATTCCAGTCGGATGGTATAGATATGCAGGCGTAGACTTCGGCGCAGAGAACCCTACAGTTTACCTATGGATTGCTATTGATAGAGATGATAAGATATATATATACGATGAGTATTATCAAGCTGGTAAAGATACGGAGTTTCATGCTAATGTAATAAAAGCAAAGAGCGAGAATAAAGTGCCGGTGACAGTATCTTATGGAGATCCTAGTGGTACTCAAGAAATACTAGACTTTGCCAATCAAAATGTTTACATAACGCCAGCAGTTAAGATATTGACAACCCAGCATGAACAGGGATGGGTTAGATCAGGAATAGATAAAGTGCAACAGCTTTTAAAAAAGTCAAGAACGACTGGAAAACCCAATATATTTATTTTCAATAATTGTCTTAATACGATCAAGGAGTTTGAATCCTATCGGTGGCTCGAGCATAAGAATCCTAAAGACGAGGATTTAAACGAAAGGGATATGCCACTAAAAGCTAACGATCACTGTATGGATGCTTTGAGATATTTTGTGGTTAGCCACTTCTCAAGTACCCCAATAGGTGATAAAATATTAGAAGAGGAATAGCATGAGCACACAGACTCCATTTTCAGGGCTCACCGGCGACCAAAGAGCCGTTGAACTCGTCAAAGCAAGACACACACTGGCCGAACAGGCACAGAGTGTTATTTTTAGTAAATACGACAAATGGTTTAGGATGTATAAGAATGAAAGGGTGGAGTATAACTATAAAGGATTTTCAAATATTAGAGTGCCTAAAGCATTTGAGAAAGTAGAACGAGGAACTGGAATATTAGCTCAAGCAATTAAAAGAATTAGGATTATACCTCAAGGAGAGGAGGATAAAGAATCAGGAGAAATGAATGAGAGGTTGATTGAATTTGAGGATAGAGTTTTAAACATACCGAAGATTAGAAAACAGTGGATTAAGTCAGCCAGGATTCACGGCCAATCATATTTAAAAGTTACATGGGATGTGGGCAAAGAGGAACCGGAAAGACCATATAAAGGAATTGATATCTCTTTACCCGATCCTAAAACTATTTTTTACAATCCGGACCACACACCAGATAAACCTTTTAGATGGGTGATCCATGACATGGACGTTCCATATGAGGAACTATCCAAAAACAAATCATTTGATAAGGAAGCTTTACTAAAAGCTAAAGATACCGCTACATTAGGAAAGAACACAGCGCATAAAGGTAGGAAAGGAAGAACCGGGAACAAGGGAGATTGGAAAAGCGATGAGACCACATTAATGGTCAATGTAAAGGAATATTACGGGCCATACCAGGATACTGACGAATCGGATGTTGAGCCATACAGAATCATTATGGCCAATAATGAGCATATACTAAAGAAAGGATTAAATCCTTATGCAGAAATACTAGATGATCCGATTCCAATCATCCCACTTTACACATACGTAGTGCCTCATGAGCCACACGCAATGGGGGACATCGAGGCAACAGAATCTTTAATTATTGAATTAAACGACACGCGTAACCAAAGAATGGATACAGTTACGCAAAACATTGATCCTCCTAAGGAAGTATTAAAAGCAGCGCAGATTTCAGAATCCGATTTGGTGGCTAAGAGAGGATGGATTATTCATTCCTCAATGCCAAATGGAATCAAGTGGGTACATCCTGATATGCAAGGAGTTATCGCGGCAATCAACGAGGAGAAAATCATTCAAGGGGATATTGATAGAACATTAGGTATTCCAAGCTTTGGAGCAGAAACTCCAGTAGCTGGGGACTTAACAACTGATACAGCAACTGGAATCAATGCAACACTTCAAGCCCAAGATGTTATTTCGAACTCGATACTAGAGGAAGTTAAGGAAGCATTAAAGAAATTTTATCGAGCGATATTAGCTTACAACCAAACATTCATTGACCGGGAATTTAAAATTACAGTATTAGAAGAGGATGTGACTAATGTTCAGGGAGAGCAAATGGCTCCTGAAGAAATAGAAGGGCAGCCAGCAGCTCAACCAGCGCAAATACTAAGGGGTGGAATGGCAATGCAGCCATTCACAGTTGATAAGGACCGCATCAAAGGAAACTTTGATTTAGATGTAGAGGTAGAATTAGTTGGGAACAGACTGGCCAGGAGAGCAGAAGCATTGGCCGCTATTAAAATTATTGGACAAATACCTGGAGCAAAGCATGGGAGATTAATTGAGGATTACTTAAGGACTCATGATAAATACAACATTGAGGATTACTGGCAGCCACCAGAACCTCCAGCTCCGGAAGCTCCAAAAGTTAGCGTTTCATTGAGAGGTGAATTGGGCGATATGAGATCAGCTCAGGTATATAAAAACATCCCTGGAGTGAATGAAGCATTAGGAGATCCTGCATTTAGTATCGAGGGTAGAAAGATAATGAGAGGAGAATTACCGGAGAACGAGGAAAGAGATGATAAGGATAGAGAAATAGAAGAAAAGAAAAAAGAGAAAGTAGAAGTAAAGGAGGTTAAATAACATGGAAGAAAACTTGGAGATACAATTTAAAAAATGGAAAGAGGACCCTATGTTTGGGTACTTCGAGAAAAGAATGCGTGAACAGGCAGATTTATTGCGAGAGCAAGCAGATGTGCCACAGGTCGATGTTCATGATAGATTGTGGTTACTCGCAAAGGCTCAAGGCATTGATGAGTCTTTGAAACAACCTGACTTATGGCTAAAAGAAAAAAAATAACGAAAGCTAAAGCCAAACAGATGCTTAAAGAGAATAGAGCTCACGGAAAGCCATTAAGTAAGAAACAGAAAAGTTTCTTTGGTCTAATCGCTGGCGGCGGAAAGCCAAGGAAATAACATTTATGTCTAAACCAAACGACGAAAAAAAACAAGCAGAAACAGGGCTGCCTTATGATGGAGGCAGAGGCGGTGATATTATTCACCACGATACGGAGATGCCTCGTATCAACTCGCACGTCGTGAAAACTGGGGCGAAAGAGGAAAAAGTTGGTCCTGACGCAGGAGTCAACTTTAGAGAGCCCTACGACGAGCAACACGGCGGCGAAGAGAACCTACATGATAGACATGTGAAAGTAGGTGAAATTGACCACACCTCTACTCAAAAATTTGAGAAGTAACCTTAATAATTAGGCCAAGAGGTGAGGTTTCTTCCATGCCTTATCGGATAATTAAGAGGATCCGGCTAAGTCCTCAATTCTGATACTTTAGATTTATCCGATGCGGCATGGAGGAAATCTCTATATTGGCTACATAATCATGCCAGAAGAAAAAAAGACGGATAACATTATGCTAAATCAGGAAGGACAACCTGTTAATGTTCCTGGAGTAAAAGACGAAAAAGTCGTCAAGGATGCCGAAGGAAATCCTATTGTGCCAACCGGCACAGAGGAACCTGGCACCGAAGCTCCTAAAGATAAATTAGCAAGGCCCGCACCTGATCCAAGTGCTGCGCAGCCGCAGCCAGTAGCTATGCCCGATCAAAAAGCTCCTGATCAGATCCAGGAGACAGCTCCTCAAAAGGCCGTGGAGGAAACGATAACCTTTGATGAGTTGGCTGCGAAAAAGGGATTTAAATCGCCTGATGATATGGCGAAATCTTATCAAAACCTTGAATCGCAGAATACAAGAGTAGAAGTCTCCTTAGCAGATGCAATAAAGGCCAGAAATGAAGGCGAAGTTTCTAATGAAAGAAACGAAGTCGAATCTGCTATGAATGCTGAATCCACCGATGATGCTTTGAAAATTGTCAGTCGTATGATTGACAAAAAAGTAAAGGCAGTCGAGGATAAGCAGGAATATCAGTTGCATTTAATGGCTAACCCTGATGACCAGAAGCACGCAGCAAAAGCGATTGACATTGTGCGTGAAAATCCTGGTATTAGTTGGGGAACTGCATTTGACGCTGCTAAGGGTAGAGACACTGGACAAAACCTTAGCGCAGCACGCGAAGAGGGCAAGCAAGAGGCATATGATACAAAAACAGCAAAAGAGGATGTCACCGATATTCACGGTGGGACCACTAAAGAGCTGCAAATGACTCCCAAAATGTTAATAGATGGGATAAAGACAGGACAGATTCCACTTGCTGAGGCTCGTAAGATTATCAACGCTGCTACACCTTAAAAATAGAGAAAGGAGTATATAAGTTATGCCTGCAATAGGACTTGGTACTATTACTAGTATCAGCGATCTTACCAATTTGGTAAAAACTTATTACGACCGGATGCTATTGGAGACCCTTGATCCTGAAGTTAAGTTCTTTCAGTTTGGCGTTAAGAAACCGTTGCCACGAGGCGAAGGTAACAGCGTCTACTGGAATAGGCCAAGACGTTTAGGTTTTGGTCAGAAGTTAGCTGCTGGGATTAAGCCGTCTGCCAATGAGCTATCAACCATACTCGTTTCTGGTTTGATTGAGGTTTATGGTGGATACACCCTCATTGAGGACTTAGTATCTACCACGGCTATCGTTGATCCATTGGAAATCGCAACCCAGGAGCTTGCTAAGCAAGCTGCTGAAACGATTGATAAGGCTACGATGCAAGCGATCATCTTCTATGGTGATCCAGGTACTAACACTTCTGCGGTTCATGTTACTAAAAGCTCTGCTGCACTTTTGATTTCGACTAACTCTTTTGTCGCTAATGTTGATACAGCATGTCTCATTGCAGTATCCGACATTAGGGCTTGTACAGCTGAATTAAGGCGTAGGAGAGTTCCGACTGTTGATGGTCAGAACTACGTGGGTATAATCAACCCAGTTGTAGCTGCTGACATGAGGTCGGACTCAACATGGCAGAACTGGCATCAGTACACCACCCCTGAATTCCTTTATCGAGGTGAAATTGGAAGAGTAGAAGGTGTTCGATTCGTCGAAACCGACTTGACTCCAGTTTCAGCCGGTTCAGGCGCAGGTATCGCCATTTCAATGGCGGCTGGTGTTTCTGCACTTGCCTATGGTACGCCGATTTTCGGACGAGGATTCTACGGAGTAACTGAGTTAGATGGAGGAATCCATACTTACTTAGTAACCGGAGCTTCTAAGTCTGACCCTCTCAATCAGACAACCACATATGGTTGGAAAGCATTCTACACTTCTAAGGTTTTGAACGTATCAGCTGGATTAGTTCTTTGGACTGGTTCCGAAGACACTATGACTGGTACTAGTTCAACCTCTGCTCGTGAGGCTGCTGGATTGACTCTATCGGCAATTCCAACTGCTACCTAGTCGTAATTGGAACGATCTGAACCTGCCTGTGGGTTTATTACTCAACACAGGTGGCAAGCTTATTGGCTTGCCTGGGTAATTGAACATATGCTATAATATATAAAGGTCGATTACCGAGTATAAGCCAATAAACTATCATGTCAAAAAGACAACTAACAGATGCAACAGATGCAGGTAACAGCCAGCCAGTCGGCGAGGGTTACGAAGAACTAATTACCTCTGCAGGTAATAAGTTAGTTTTTAGAACTCCGGCCGAGAGGTACGCTTACCAAAATAGCCCTGCGAATGCAACACAACTCGGAAAACGAAAAGGTGAATTTAATAAGGTCCAGGATAATGCGGCCCAATAAGATTATGTCTAAGAAAAAAGAAACCAAAAAAGAAACAGTTAAAAAGACAAAACGCATTCCAGTTAAACATGGTTCTTGCACGTGGTGTGGGGCTAAGATTGATAAAGTACCTTTAGAGTTTTGTTCCGATGAATGTAGGGAAACCTATGTGGATCATAACCCTGAGGTTGAGATCAAAAAGGCAAAAGCCAAATAGGCTGGATTACTGTATCATTTAAATAATACAGAAACTAAGGTTACTGTATTAGTGCAACAATAAAGAAATTAATAGGATAAGACCTATGCGTATAGCAATAACTGGGGCAGCCGGTTTTATCGGTTCAAACTTCGTCTATTATATGGCGAAGAAATACCCTAACTACGATTTTGTTTTAATAGATAAATTAACCTACGCTGCTGGCGAGGGCGGTTTTGCGTGGGATAACATCGAGGATTTCCGCACGGATCCTCGATTTCGCTTTTTTGAAAACGATATTTGTGATGAGGAATCAATGTATGACGCTTTGTATATGTGTAATTCAGTAGTCAACTTCGCTGCAGAATCGCACGTAGGTAGAGCTATTGTTAAACCAAATAGACACATGCGTTCGAATATAATGGGAGCAGCCATTATAGCAGAGGTAGCCACGAATTATCACATGAGGATGTTACATATAAGTACTGATGAGGTATATGGGGAAATCAATAAAGGAAAATTTGAGGAGGATGCGCCTAGGCTTCCACAAAATCGTTATGCTGGCTCGAAAGCGGCAGCAGAAGTCTTTACTTACTCGTATATGTTTCCTCCCCATAATTTGGATATATTGTATACTCGTTCTGGTAACAATTTTGGCAAGTTCCAATCGCAAGAAAAATTTGTACACGTTATTGCGGAAAGTATTGCCAAGAACCGTGCGATTCCTGTCCACGGAAAGGGGGAAGAAATACGAGACTGGCTTTACGTTTTGGATAACTGCCGAGCTATTGACCTCGTATTACATGAAGGTAAAAGTGGGGAATTTTATAACATCGCTCCTCATAATGAGTTGCGTAATATTGATCTTGCTAAGCTCGCTATTGATAAATTCGGAGGCACGCTCAATTTTATCGCCAATCGTCCTGGTAATGATGCTCGTTATTCTTTGGATACAAAAAAGGTCGAAGCATTAGGATGGAAACCAGCAGCAGTAGGTAAGGAGTTTGAAAAAGTAATGTTAGAAACGATAGAATACTACATTAATAAATATAGGAGGGGAAAATGATTGATACTTATAGAATTTATGAACCGGAGTTGAGTAAAATATTGACACAAGATATCGGGAATGATTCAGTTATTCATTCACATGTATGTATTTACAAAGATGTCAAGATTGGCGAAAGAGTCAGGATCCAAGCATTCACATTTATACCTGATGGAGTGACGATAGAAGATGATTGTTTTATCGGACCAAGAGTAACGTTTACTAATGATCCCAAATTAACCTGCAAGGGACCTAAATATTGGGAAAAGACATTAGTAAAGAAAGGAGCAAAGATTGGAGCAGGTGCGAACATACTGGCCGGAGTGACTATTGGAGAGAATGCTATTATAGGAATGGGTGCTAACGTGATGAGAGATGTCGATGACAATGAAAAGGCGTGGGGATTAGTAACAAAAGAAAAATGATACCATTTTGCAAAACAACATTGGGCAAGGAAGAAAAAAGAGCAATCACAAAAGTGATTGACTCTGGCTGGGTAGTAATGGGTAAAAAAACCCAAGAGTTTGAGGAACAATTCTCAAAATATGTGGGAGCTGAATACTCTGTTTTTGTTGACTCCGGAACGTCAGCTTTATTGCTGGCAATGGAATGGTTGACACAAAACGCAAAAGGTGAGTTTTCAGTTCCCTCTCTCACTTTTACAGCAACGGCAGAAGTGATTATTAATTCAGGAAACACGCCGGTATTTGAAGACGTGGACATAAATACTCTATTAATGGAAAGTCTATATATAGATGGACCATCATTGCCAGTTCATTTGCTTGGAAATAAATCGGGAATAGACGCAATGATTTATGATTCGGCTCATAGAATAGAAAAGGATGATTTAAAAGGAGTGCCGGCAGCTTTGTATTGTTATTCGTTTTACGCAACAAAGAATATGACCACAGTTCAAGGAGGAATGGTGGCCACAAACAACAAAAAGGCGTATGAGTGGATCAAGCTAGCCAGGGACCATGGACTAGACATGGGGACTAAAGAACGTTACCAGGGCAAATACAAACAATACGAAGTTCAATTTGTTGGCTTTAGAGAAAAGTCAGATGATATTCATGCAGCTATTGGGATCGAGCAATTAAAGAAATTGCCATGGATGACTGAAAGGCGGAATAAGTTACTTGAATACTACAATAGACTACTAGGATTAAACAGAACAGGGAATCATGTTTATTACGTATTGGTCGACAAGCGTGATAGATTCATGCAGTACATGTTTGATAAAGGAATCCAGTGTACAGTGCATTTTAAGCCGTTACATTTAATGAAAGGATATAGAAAGTATTGGAGGAATGAATTACCCAATACAGAATACTTAGGAGATAGATTAGTATCTCTACCGCTTTATCCTGACATGACTAACGAACAAGTCAATTATGTGGCTAAAGCAGTCAGGGATTCTAACTTATTGATAAATGAATAAATGGGGAATAATAGGGCTGGGATTTATCAGCCAGAGGCACGTAGATGCCATTAAAGACATAGGCGACAATCTAATTGCCGTCTGCGATATAGATAGGAGTAAAAAAGAAAAGTTTAGCGCTACATTTTTTGATGACTACAAAAAGATGATAGAAACAATGTCATTAGATAATGTGGCCATATGTACGCCAAATCATTTACATGTAGAAATGGCGGAGCATTGTTTAGATAAAGGAATAAAAGTTTTATGCGAGAAACCTTTGAGTATTAGTTCTAGGAGTATTAATAAATTACCTAACGATGGCTCAATTTATACCATTTTACAACTAAGGCATAATCCGGAGATACAAGAAATCAAAGAGCAATTAAATCCGAAAGACTATTATAACGGTAGAATGATAATTAGCATTCATAGAGACCGGCCATATTTTAAAAGCTGGAAAGCAGACGAATCTAAATCAGGAGGATTACTAAATAACATCGGAGTGCATTACTTTGATTTACTATACTGGTTTTTTGGAAAACCTAAGGAAGCTAAATTTGACACAGGGACAGATAGATCATCAGATGGTCGTATAAAATTTAAAAACGCCGAGATATATTGGAATTTATCAATAGAAGCTCCACTAGATAATCAAATTAGAAAGTTAAATATTAATGGATTTGGGATTGACCTAACTAGACATTTTGAAGGATTGCACACAAAAGTGTATCGAGACTTTAAAAATGGAAGAGGAATACTGCCTAGAGAGGCAATCCATTCCATTAAATTAATAGAATGTTTGAAAAGAAACTCAAAATAAGTGCTGCGGAAACAGCAATCATAGAAGATGGGGCCAAGATTGGAGATGGTTCAAAGATTTGGCATTTCTCTCATATCATGGGGACTGCAGTCATTGGGGATAATTGCTCAATAGGAGAAAGAGTATTTATTGGAGATGGAGTTATTATAGGAGATAATTGTAAAATAGCTAATGGGGCAAATATATATAAAGGGGCCGTAATAAGAAATAATGTTTTTATTGGAAATAATGTATCGTTTACTAATGTCAAATATCCTCGTGCCTGGAGAAAGCCGCGAGAATTTGTGCCAGTAATAGTAGACGAAAATGTTACTATTAATGCTAACGCTATCGTGGTCGGTGGTGTTCGTATAGGTAGGAACTCGACAGTCGGCGAGGGGGCAATTGTAGTTAGAGACGTTTCAGAGGGTGGATTTGTCGTAAGTCCGCCAGCTCAATGTCTCTGTGATCGTGATAATTGCGCCGAATGTTTTAAACGTAAAGAGAAAAATAAATTACGATATCAAAAAAATGTTGAAAAAAAACAACAAAACAACACCTAAGATGTCATTTATTACGCCATGTTATAATGATGGCGATGAGATAGAAAGATACGTTGATTCTTTAATAGATCAGGATTTTAAGAATTGGGAATTGATTATAGTAAACGATGGATCAACCGATGATTCTAAAAATGTCATTAACGCTCTCGTTCAAAAAGATGAAAGAGTTAGGGCGATACATCTCAAGAAGAATCAGGGGGCCTGTATTGCTAGGAATAAAGGAGCTAAAGAAGCCAAAGGAGAAATCTATTCATTTCTACCAGCTGATTCATTTCTCTATCCGGGAATGCTTAGAATATGGGTCGAGCAATTAGATGAGTATAAAGATTATGATTTCTTATATGGAGGATATAGATTAGTCGATAATAAGACTCATGAACCACTACAAGGCGGAGAGCTTTTATTTCATCCCTTTGATCCTTATCTTTTACAGGTAATGAATTACATTGATGGTTCATTCCCTATCAGGGCCAAAGCATTTTGGGAAGTAACTGATTTAATGGTTAATAAACTGAAAAGACAGAAATCAGAAGGACTTTGGGACCCGGCCATTAAATCACTTCAAGATTGGGACTTTTGGTTATCTGTTGTTCAGATCGCCAAGAAAAAAGGCATTTACATTCAAGATATATTCTTTGAAACTACGGCGCCACATCCTGGTGGGTTATCTTATGACTCAGCTGAAAACTGGATTGAAAGAACAGAGGCAATCAAAAAAAAGCACGGAATACCCGATAGGAAACTATGTGTTGCTTCGTTGGGGGCCACATTCCACGCAAAAAGATTAGCTTATATACTAAATGCTGACTTTAAAGAAATGCCATCATTTAAGGCACACAAGTATGAGTCAATCTATGTTATAGGTTTTTATCCTGAATTTGCACCACAGCAAGACATGATGTTTTGGAATAACGCTTATAACAAGGATGGCGGAAAGACCACGGCTAAAAAGATTATTCATTTTGTAGGCACAGATATATGGCAGCTTAGAAAGATATCATTAGATGGATTACAAATTTGGAAACAATATATTAGAAACTTTATTGATGAGGTGTTGGTAGAGGCTGACTTCACTCGAGATGAGCTAAAAGAGATTTTAGGAATAGAAGCTAAGATAGTACCAATACCGCCAGCAAAATTATACAAGACAATGCCATTGCCTAAAAAGTTTACAGTGGCATGTTATCAGCCGGCCACTAATGCAGCATTCTATAATCCTCAAATTATGGAAGAAGTGGCCAAGCAAATGCCGAATGTAGAGTTTAAGTTCTTCGGTAATCCAATGACGGTAGGTAAGCATAAAGATATTAAAAACATTGAGAACGTTGGATACATAAATGATATGGAAACATTCATAAAAGAATGTTCAGCTATAATGAGATTTCCAATGCACGATGGATTGCCAATTAGTGTACTTGAATTTGTATTGGCTGGTAGATACGCAACATTGAATGTACCAGTTAAAGAGACATATTTCGTGCCTAAATCAGATGTTAAATCAATCATTCATTCTCTTGATATAATACAGAAAAGAATTAAGAAAGAGGGGATAAACAAGAAAGCTTCTAAACATTGGAGAAAAGAATTAGATCACGGCAAATATAAAACGACAATGGAAAAGATTGCTTTATATGATCCTAAATCCTATTGGGAAAATAGAGCTGAAAGTTGGGATGCACAAGCAAATAGTATGGAAGTGGAAGAAAATGATGTCAAAAAGTTTTACAATATAGTTAAGCCTAAAAGTGTATTAGACATAGGAGCCGGGAATGGACGATGGATACCAATACTAGAGAAATGGGGATTGGACCTTAAAAATTATTTAGGCACAGACATATCAGGCAAGTTAGTGGATATAGCTCAAAAGAAATATCCTAAGGCTTCATTCCTTATGCAAGGAATAGAGCAATTAAAAATGGATAAGAAATATGATTTGATATTTAGTTATACGACTTTAGAACATGTAAGAGAAGAAGATATCGTTAATGTGGCTAAAAGAATTAAAAAGTGTGGTAAGAAATTACTATTGATAGAGCCAACGGATTTTATATCAAGACACTATTGTAGAAGTCATGACTACGAAAAGATCTTTAAGGTTATTAAGAAAAAGAAATTAAAGGATAAAACAATATTCTTATGCGATTTGTCAGCGTAGTAATGCCAACATACAACCATGGGCAATACATCGCCAATGCGATTAATTCTATTTTATTACAAAGCTATAAGAATTTAGAATTGATAATTATAGACGATGGGTCAGAGGATAATACGGAAGAAGTAGTTAAAAGGTTTAACGATAAAAGAATTAGGTATTTTAAGCATTCACACATGGGGATGATAAGGGCTAGGAATCTTGCAAACGAGATAGCAAGAGGTAATGTGATTATGTTTCAAGACGCAGATGATATTAGTATGCCCGATAGAATAGAAAGATGTATTGACTTATTTCTAAAGTATGACGTTGTATACCATGGTCTTTATCATAATGCATGGAGTGAGATGGAATGCATGGCTAGAGTATATGTACAGGCAGAAAAGTTTGATAAGAAAAGATTATTAAAAGAACAATACATACCCGGCGCCTGTTTATTTAAAAAAGAATTGTGGGAAAGAAAACCATTTAGAATAGACACTCAAGACGCATTTGATTGGATGATGCATTTGGATTGGGTTTATTCCGGAGCGAAATATATTAATTTAGATGTGGGGTTATATGAGTATGTAAGGACAATGAATTCCATATCGCAAACAAATGAGTCATCAGGTAGAAGAGTAGAAGCCATTAAAAAGATTAAGGAGATAATGAAAAATGAGTACAAAGCCAAAATTTAGTATAGTCATGCCAGTTTGGAATAGAGGAGATATAGTACAAAATGCTATTCGTTCAGTTTTAGATCAATCGGTTAAGGATTACGAGTTTATTATAGTAGATGATGGTTCTACGGATGGAACTGAAAGGATCATTAAGAGTTTTGAAAATCCGAGAATAAAGTATTTTAAGATACCGCATACCGGACACATTGGGCAAGTTAGGAATTATGGTAATAGGAAAGCCAAAGGAGAATGGATTGTAGTGCAAGATTCAGATGATAGGTCATTCCCTGATCGTCTGTATTGGATAGATAAATATACAGATAAAGATACAGATATTATTTACCATGATATGTACGTAGCGTCGTTTGACCCTGAGCATAATGCGGCAATGCGGAGATTAAGAAAGATAGGAAGGTATTCAAAAGACAAATTAATGAAAGAGCAATACATTCCTGGCCAGATAGCTTATAGGAGAAAATCAATTTTGAAAGTACCATACGATGATAGGATTCAATGCTGTGATGATTTTCAAGTATTATTAGAACTAGCCCTGAATGATATGAGATTTAAGTATATAGACAAGCCACTATACGAATACTTCATGAGATCAGATTCAGTAAACATATTAGGAGAAATAGATGGACGTAGATTTGAGGATACTAGAATAATTGTGGATATACTAAAAAAGAAATATAAAATTAAAGCTATCGGTGAGCTTAAGAAATGGTCACCTATGACAGGCAAAATGACAAAACAAGAATATGTCGAATAAAATATATACCATAGTAGGAAATAGACCACAGTTTATAAAGGTGGACCCTAAATTAAAACAAAGAATTATTCATACTGGCCAACATCATGATTACAAGATGAGTCAGATATTCTTTAAGGAATTAAAATTACCTAAGCCGTATAAGAATTTAGGATGTAAATCAAATGAGTCTGGAAAGATGTATGATAAAATGGTGGAATTATTTAAAAAAGATAAACCCGGACTCGTAGTTGTATATGGGGATACACTAAGTACAATGATGGGGGCATTGGCTGCAGCTTTTTGTAATATACCCATAGCTCATATAGAGGCCGGATGTAGAAGTTTCAACATGGAAATGCCAGAGGAAATATCAAGAATAATAACAGATCGACTGGCTAAGATAGGAATAGCTTTTACAAGAGATAGTCATAAGAATTTAATAAATGAAAAAGGAAATACAGACAGGCACACTTTGTATATCAAGGGGGATCCGATGTTTGATGCTATGCAAATAGCTTTACCGGCTAAAAGGTATAATTATCATAAATATATACTTGTAACTATTCATAGAAACTTTAATACAGATGACCATAAAAGATTAAAACAAATTATTCAAGGACTGAATGAATGTAAAGATGAGACATTTGTATGGCCAGTACATCCGAGGACTAAAAAAGAGCTAAGGAAAGCCAAATTACATTTGCAACCGCACGTGCAGATGATAGATCCTGTAGGATATAAACAGATGATTAAATTAGAATCAAACGCTAAGAAAATATTAACTGATTCAGGTGGAGTAATGAGAGAAGCTTATTGGATGAGAATACCTTGTATAGTAGTAAGGAATGAAACTGAATGGCCATATATAGTTAGAGATGGCTGGGCTGTATTAGTTGAAGCAGATAAAAAAGTAGTTAGCGCAGCAATAAAACACTTCAATCCTGAATCAAGAACAAGACAAAGTGAATTGCCGGAGTATGGTGTTCATGCTAAAATTAGAAATAAATTAGCAATGTATTTATGAAAAAACAAAAACTAAAAATCTATTTTTATGTAGCAGAAAATTCAGGCGTAGGATACTACCGTCAGTATTTACCAGCTTGGGTTTTAAGAGAATCGGGTGTGGCAGAAACGAGGATTAACGATTTTAGATGGGGAAAAGGTGATCATGTTGAACCAACGGAAAAGGCATTTTTTGAAATATGTAACTGGGCTGATCTTATAGTAGTAGGAAGAATGGATAAGCCCGAGTATTACGCGAAATGGGGAGGAGCTAAAGAGTTCTTCAACATGCCGATTATACTAGACACAGACGACAATGTACAACACGTTAGGCCATCTAACCCAGGGTATCAAGGATATCATCCTGGATCAGAACATTTGATTTGGAATAAACAAGCAATGGAAAAAATATTTGATGCAATATCAGTTACAACAGATCATTTAAAAGAATTTTACAACAGATATCATCCTAGGATTTACGTACTTCCTAATAATTTAGATATTCCTAAGTGGGAAAAATCACCATTGAGGAAAATAAAGAAAAATGATAAACTAAGATTAGGATTTATTTGTTCAGGATCACACGCAGAAGGATTTGGTATCATTCAGAAATCAGTGTATAATATACTTAAGAAGTACAAGAACGTTGAATTTTATCATCCTGAAATGTATTATCGTTTATTTGATGGAGCTCCTAAAGAAGTAAAGAAACAAATTAAAAAACTGCCATGGATTTATTTAAAGAAATGGCCAAAAGAATTAAGGAAACTAGGATTAGATATAGCATTGATGCCTCTTAAAGATAATAACTTTAACAGAGGGAAATCAAACCTTAGATACATTGAATCGTCAATGACAGGAGCAGCTTCAATTGCTTCACCAGTAGAGCCATACAGAACAATCAACGATGGAGTAGATGGAATATTGGCCAGCGAAGAAAATGAATGGTTCAAAGCAATAGAATCACTGATATTAAATCCAGACGAAAGAGAACGATTAGCTAGTAATGCACAAAAAAGGGTTGTAAAGGAATTTAATATATGGGATAATATAGGTATATGGAATAATGTGTATCAAGAAATACACAAAAAGTTCCATGACTTCTATGGATCAAAGAAAAGGTACATGGATATAGGGAAAGGACAATACCAAGAAATTACAACCGGTAAAGGTGATTAGACTAGCTTAAATAGATAAGCGCGTACGCCAAGAGAGGCTATTTTAACGATAGCTTTTTATTATGTACATATCATCAGTAGGAAATATAATGGAGGAAGCAGCTACTCGTCTAAATGAAGTATCGGCAGACGAATCAGATGTTTACTCCAATTGGGTTAACCTCTGTACAAGGGATATTCAGCTTTCATTCCCGCAAGCTCCTTTTTTATATGCTTCGGCAGATCGGACTTTATCCGCCAGCACTAGACAATACACGAACTTACCTAGTGATTTTGAAAAAATGATAACTATCGTGTATCCGGCCGGAGACGTGAAAATGAAGTATTTAACAGAGGAAGAGTTTACTGCTCTACAGCCTTCAGCTTCTGAAACCGGGACACCAAGTGTATTCACTATACATGGAGCCGAGGCGGCCGCAAACCAACAAGTTGAATTTTATCCAGTTCCTGGATCAGCATTAACAGTTAATTATCAGTACAGGAGATTACTGACCGATGTATCGGCTCAGTCAGCAGCTCCCCCAATTCCTATAAAGTGGAGGGAGCTTTATGTTTTATATTTAGAAAAGATGGGTCTTCGCAGGCGTGAGGATTATACTCAGGCCGAATTGGTCGAAGCGAAGTACGAACAGATGAAACAACAAATGATCGATGACTTCAAACGTAGAACGGAGGAGCCATGGAGAATTAAATCTATTCGTGAATTTACCCAATCTAATAGACAATATGGAGATGAGATTGTTGACCTCTTTTGGGGTAATGACAATTAACTAAAATTATGTCATTAAAATCAGAACAAGAAGTTGTAAATAGAGAATACGACGGTGGAGAATGGAGTAATATAATCACCTCTGGTGGAAACCAGTCAGTAGTTACTGGCAGTGGTAGATTGCATGGGATTATGTTCAATGCAGCGCCAACTAGTGCCGGTAGAATATTTGATGGGACTACATCAGCAGGAAGTACTATTGCTAGCTGGCCAGCATCACTTGCGGCCGGAACATTCTACAGATATAACCTTAAATACAGTACCGGATTAGTAGTAAGTGCCGGATCAGCTGATACCGACATAACTGTCATCTATTTTAAGTAAAATGGATATACAACCACATGCAGTACCAGCTCCGCCTGCACCAGCGACTCAATTAGGAAGTGATGAGGAAAAGACAGAAGAGAAAGGATCTGGTGTAGTAGCTCCTGCTGAAACATCAGCAGAAGTTCCATTTACTCAATATGAGCAAATGAAAGGCGAACCTTATACAATCCGATATTTTGGATTACAAGATTGGAATTTCTTTTTAAAGAATCCTCATTTTGATGAATCAGGTATAGGTAGTAAGGTTAGGTATGTTGAAAAATTTGTCAGCAATGAAATAGATAGAAAAAATCTCTACGACTCTCCAGAAAGTTATCGTGCAATAATGAACGATATCAAAACAAAACTTAACATTGGACCATTAGACAGAAGTGACCTTGTTTTTGATAAGATCCACGGATTTATCAAAAGCATTAGGGGCAAGTCTGCCTATGGTAAATAAATATGTACGGAGATGCAAACAGTCCAAAAAGAGATGATTTCTACGACATACATGAGTGGAACCTCGACAAGACGGTAAAACCTCATGTAATGGTTCGTGGGATCATGGGTAAAGATGCCGCTGGCACATGGCAGTATGGTCTTGTTAGTGCTTCTAACAGAAGGATCATGGTGTCTGGAACACTTGATGCCACAATTTCTTTTAATGCAGATGCTGCCAACAACCGCGTATCTGCTGTTCAAGAGGATGCATCTAGTCTAATGATGAGTGGTAGATCAGCAGATGCCGCTTTATTTAGAGTTAGTTCCATAGGCGGTACAGCCGGAGACAATGTAATGGTCGATGGTCTTGATCAAACTCTGTCAGCTATGCTCGTATCATCGAGAAGCGTAGATTTTAGTGCATTAGCTTTATCGGCAACACCTCAATTAATGGTAAGGCCAGGGACTGAAGATGCTGCAGAAGTAAGGGTATCCAGTTTTTCTAACGATGGTGCATTAATGAGAGTATCCGGGGTGCAAGGAGATGCTGGAGTATTCCTAGTCAGCGCAAAACAGGGAGACGCAGCTCTATTGAGGGTATCATCTATAATTGACAATGGATCTATTTCTGCAATGCAGGGGGATGCAGCAAACCTTATGGTTTCTGCCAAGTCTGATGATGGGGCTCTATTTAGAGTATCATCATTAGGACCTATTTCTGCTAACCAATCGTTATCAGCCAGAATACTAGAAGGCACAGCATTTATAGGACAAGTATCATCAACCCTCAAAGCTGGGACAGCTAACATAGGATATGTATCAGCTGTAGTAGATAACGGATCAGTATCAGCTAAGCAAAGCGATGCTGCTAATTTGATGGTTTCTGGTAAGTCAGCCGACGGAGCATTGTTCAGAGTATCCGCTGTTCAAGATGGAGGTGCGGCTCTTAATGTATCAGCTAAATCCGCTGATGGAGCATTACTAAGAACATCCGCTCTACCGGGGCCGATGGCAACATTCTTTACCTCTGCATTTGATATAGGGACAGGATCAGGAGTAGCTGTAGTAAATGGTGCAGCTAGTAAAGTTATTAAGGTATATGCAATTCAAGCAACCTTAAACGCTTCTGGTGGAATTAAATGGCGATCAGGATCAACTGAATTACAGGGGATCACTCGATTGTCAGCTTCCGCAGGTTACGTTATGTGTGTGAATCCGCCTGCCTATGTCATCGCAACTACCTCAGCTGGACAAGACCTCAATTTAGTATTAAGCGCAACCTCGGTTTCGGCTTCAGGTTGGGTTGCTGGTTGGAGCGAATAATAACAGAACCAACATGGAAGAGCTTAAAGAAAAACGTAGACTGAATACGAAAGTCTTTGATAATAAAGATGGGTCTTTTACAATGAATGCTCATGCTGGACATATCCATTATAAAGATTTAAATACTCAAAAGTTAAGAGGAATCGATAATAATTTAGTTAAAAAAGGGAATCACTATTTAATGGACAAGGCATCTTATCATTTAAGAGCACCTATTTTCAGTGATGAATTTATTAAGTTTGATAATAGATTTGAAGGTGCTCAACATAGTATAGAATTTAGACCTGTTGGTGAAAAGAAAGAATATATTAAAACTGACAAATGTCATCTCTTGGCTAAAAATGTTTTTGGTCAGGGAATTGATTTAGAATTAGCTGCTGGTTGGAACTCATTCAGAAAAGAAGTTATTATCAATGAAAAACCAGCCGATTTAACCAAAGATTTAGAGTTTAAGTTTGAAATTAAGGCAGATGGATTGAAATTAAAATATGCTCCTTATCAATTAGATCAGGCAACTTTAGATAAGATAATTCCATTAGAAGAAAGATGCTATAAAACACTCAAAGATAGATTAACGCAATTAGCTGAAAAGAATAGAGACGGTTTCAATGAAACCGATCAGCAAGAATGGAAAGATATTAAAAACGAAAGGGAATTTTTAGTCGGCAAAATAGACCGATTAAGAAGAAAGGTTTGGGATAAAACAAATCAAAGAGAAACTATTTTAGATATTTGGTTTGATGATGATTTTGGAAAGAGAAGTTGGTTTAGACGGTTTATTGTTTGGGATAGTGAGGGGAATGCTCAAAAGATTAAAATTAGATTAACCCGAGAAAATGGCAAGCTCTTTTTAATAAAAATAATTCCAAAAAAGTTTTTAGAAAAAGCAATTTATCCTATTAGGACAGATACAACTACGAGCTATTATACAGGGGCTGGCGATGGAGTAATATTTAGCGGATATAGTAGTACAGCTTGGGATACAATTCACGATGCGACAACAACAAATCAAGCAAGCGATGTTCATGATACAGATACTTCGGTAGAAATAGCCGGTGTGAGTAGGTATGATAATGCGTCCCCACCCGATATTAATATCAGGCGAGGTTTCTTGCCCGTTGATACTTCTGGATTGCCTGACAATGCTATTATTAGCGCGGCTACTATGAATCTGTATGTGATAAGTGAAGATCACGGCGATGATGACGCTCAGGCATATCTTGTTATAGTTGGCGAAACTTCACAAGCAGTGACAAATGCTTTAACCAGAGAGGATTATGATCAATGCGGAGCAATAGATAATCCGACCGAAGGAAGCGATCAACTTTCACTTAATGGCATGGCAACGGGGCAATATGTTGCTTGGACTTTGGATGCGACTGGCAGAGGTTGGATTTCTAAAACTGGATTTACAATGTTAGGCATGAGAGAGGGTCATGATGTTGAGGATATTACTATTGCTGTTATAGGACATAATCGGGCAACAATCCGTTTTTCTGAATACGCCGATACCGGTTCAGACCCATATTTAAGTGTAACTTATACAGAGCCTGCCGGAGTAGCTTCAGGATCAAAAATGATGTTAGGAATAGGAACATAATATGTTAAAACCAAAAATTACAATTGAAGGATTTGATAGAGGATTAATACCTAGCCCAACTGAACAAGTTAAGAATGCTTTTAATATGTGTTCAGGGATAGATATATTTAAGAATCCTGGAATTTTACAAATATCAAAAAAATTAGATGCAATGGATGAAGCTGCCTCAACAGATGATATAACCGATACAATAAAATGGATGGTTAAATATAGTAATGATAATAAAGTGTATGGATTAGGAAATGGTAGAATTTATGATTACAATAATACAGTAGCAAACAAATGGTCTTTAGTTCACACTGATGCTAATAGTGGTGTGGGGAACGGAATGTTAGAGTTTAATGGAAATCTTTATTGGGCATCTAATGCTAATTTAGGACAATGGACAGGTGCGGCCTGGACTGATTCGCATCAAGCGTTTACAGCAGATGATAATGCTTGGCATCCAATGGTTATATATAGAGGGAAGTTAACAATAGGAGATGGAAGATACATTGCGACATTAGATTCGTCTGGCACATGGAAAGCGACAGCATTAACCTTGCCTGATGGGTATAGGGTCAAGACTTTAGAAGTATATGGAGATAGATTAATTATTGGTACATGGAGAGGGACAGCTGTCTATGATCAATCGGAAGCAACTATTTTTAGATGGGATGGAGTAGATCCAACATACGAACATGCTTTAACAATTAAAGAAGCTGGAGTGCATGCAATGAAAGTATGGAGAAATATGTTAATTGTTTTTGCAGGAGTTAAGGGAAATATATACGCATACGATGGATCAGCTTTAATTAAGATAGCCCAGATTCCTGATTTTGGTGCGGACACAGGGAGATTTGCTGTCGTTTATCCGGGGGCAGTAGGAGAATATATGGGGAACCTAGTATTTGGATTTTCTGCTGGGACAAGCTCATCTGATATGGCTCCTTATTATGGAATATATATGTTAGGACAAGCTACGCCGAACGGTCCGATAGCTCTCGTTAAGAGTCATAACATGTCAGCAGGAGATCAAAATGACACAGTGGTAGGTGCAATTTTACAAGCAGGTACAAATGTTTTCTGGGCATCATTTAAATATAGCACAACCTATGGTGTAGATAAGATAGACCCAGGTAATATTTTAACATCAGGAGTTTATTTTGAATCACAGATATATAATTTAGTACCATCTCATCGCAAAGAGCTAGTCAATGGTATTGAGGCAGTGTTTAATGGAACTCTACATTCTAGTGAAAGTTTCGTTATTAAATATAAATTGGATGGTGCCTCTAGTTGGTCGACATTAGGGACCATTACAAGCGCTAATCAATTTGATATACTAAGAGGTATAAGAGCAAGAGCTAAAGTTATTCAGGTGAGAGGAGAGCCTGATGGTTCAACAACAAATACGCCTGAATTAATTAGAGTAAACATTTATTAAAATGGCTAAAATATTTAAAAAAACTAATAAAGATACTATCGAAGAAGAAGTCATAGTACAGAGGACAGAAAAAGTAGTCCATAGTATTAAGGATTTGAAAAGGAATAGAAAAGAACATAAAGAAAGAATTAAATATCATCAAGAAAGACTTGAGTGGATTGATAATATATTAAAATCGGCAGGAGAAAAATAATGGATAAATTAGAACAACACGAACATACAGGCACAGATAGTAGGAAAGTGTCTTTTAAGAATTTAAAAGATAAGCCGCTTCAGATTAAAAAAAGTGCAATACCAGTAGACTTATCAGGTGCAGCAACAACTCAAGTGATACTTCATTTAGAAACAGAAGCAGCGCAGATTATTAGAGCATTTATTTTATATTTTGAAGCAAGCTCGGCTGATGCTGGAATTACCTTAGAAGTAGGGAAAGAATCAGACAGAAATTATTTCTATACCGGAACGTCCGGAACATCTAAAAGTCAATGGGATGTTGATGAATTAACATTATTAAAAGATGATTTAGATGCAGGAGATACGCTAACATTTTATTCTCCAGGTGGAAAAACAGGAACTGGAGAAGCTATACTCGTAATAGAGTACGTAACATTTAAGCAATAATATGCCAAACAAACCAATTACAGATTTAATAATAGATCCTAAAACCGGCTTACCTAAAAAAAGGGATGAGATTAATATTCCTTTAGGATTTGAACCTACAGCAAGTCAATTAAAATTAGCTGGCCTGACTGGAACGCCTGCAGTTGGACCACAACCAGCTCCAGGAACTCCAACTCCAACTATACCAGCATCGGTCGCTAAACCAACGGGAGTAGCTAAAGTTGATTATGGTAATCTAGTTAATAGAAATGGAGCTATTGTAGACATAAAGACCGGCAAACAATATTCTAGTAATGAACAGTTAGCGGCTGATCTAGGAATACCCCCTCATCAGATTGACTGGACTAAGATAAATCCAGAAGGAGGAACCCCAGGACAAAACATATTAGCTGGATTAGGGGTAGAAACTGGGGTGGCCGCAGGAGGTGGATTAGATGCGCAAAGTATTCAGGATATCATGAAGTTATTTCAGCCTCAAGAAACAGAGGATCAGAAAAAGTTTAGAGAACAGCAACAAGGAACATTAGACAGATTAATTAATTTAGAGAAAGATTTAGCCAAAGCAAAAACACCGACCCCTGAATTAGCATCTTTGAGGAAATCTATTGCGGAGCAACAAAAAGTTTTAGAGGAACTAACCCCTGAATCTTTTTTGGAAACAGAACCAGGACTTAAAGATGTAGGAATTACCCAAGCCGGGCTAGAAAGAAGAGTGGCCGCGGCCAGGGACCCTATCGCTAGGACTCTATCTAATCTATTAACCTCTCATTCATTACTGGCGGAAGAACAACAAAGGGAAATTGCAGGATTAACTGCTGAACAGGCATCTTTGCAAAATATAACCCAACTTAGAGAATCTATTTCAAAACTAAAACCTGAAGCTTTTGAATTACCAGAATCAATCCAATCTAAGATACTCGAGGCAAAACTATTCCCTAAGACTGGAGAATTACTATCAGTCAGCGAAGCTGCTAAATTAGGAGTACCATATGGAACTACTAAAGCTCAAGCAGTAGGAATGGAAGTGCCCGAAGCTGAACAAATATCTACATTCACAGATGAGAGAGGAGTGGTAACAGCAGTTAATAAAAGAACTAGCGAAATACTATGGCAGAAACAAATAGGTAGAGCTGGAACTGCTGGGCCAAACATTTCTGTAAATACTATTACCGATCCTGTAACCGGAGCTCCTAATGTAATAGAGATTAAGAATAAAGATACCGGCACAGTGGAATATAGAGATATAACCACTGGAGAAATAGTTGACCCATCAGAAGTACAAATTAAAGAGCCAAAGGATTCACTGGAGCAATTTATTGATAGTGTAGTCGGTGATATCCTCGGCGAAGTAGGACTATAAAATGCCATTACTAGACGTGCTAAAACGTGTAGGGTTAGGAACAGCAAGACTGCTCCTGCCTAAAAGTAGTGAGATCGCATTAGGAATAGCTAAACCAGAGGACATAGCCGAATTTAGAACATCTCGAGGAATGGATCAAGACGATGATCTTACTAGCGATGAAGAGGTTAGAAAGGCCTTGTCTGATTTAGGCGTCCAACCAAAAAGGGTTGAGGAAGCAGCTAAATCGTTTGATCCTGATCCAGAAGCATTAAAGTTAGAAATTAGGCAAGTCATTGAGCAGAATATTCAGTCAGGAATATTAGATAAGGATCAGATAAAAAATAATGTCAAATCTTTTGTAAAACAGAAAGTAAATAGCCAGATACTTAAAAAGGTAATACCTGAACCTGAAAAATCATTTGGAGGTTTTTTATCAAATGCTAGGAGAAATACCAGAGAAATAGTAGATGGCATTGGCACAATATTAGGATTAGGAATTAAGAGTGCAATTAATCCGATTGACACATTTAAAAAGGCAAGTAATTTTACAAGACAAATGATAGCTTCGCCTGAGTACAGACAAGAAATCAAGAATACTTACGTGGACCCTATAATAGACGAATATAAAGAATATCGTGATCCGACAACTAAATTATACGAGGATCCATTGGATGTAGTATTGGATATTTTGTCGGTTATGTCTTTAGGATCTATGGGAGTAGCTAAGGTAGCGGCCAAAGGTGGAAAAGTAGCTAAGGTTGCTGAGATAACAAAAGCTCCTTTAGCATTTAAAAATATAAAAAATGTAACTAAGGGAGTTATCAGAAAATTACCAGGCGGAGTGGAAATGGTAAAGAACTTGGAATTAGCTGCTACTACAAGGAGATTTTTACAAAAAGAACAATTGTCTTATTTGAATGTTAGAAATAGAGTAATTAATGAAGTAGACAAAAAAATAGGAGCATTAAGTAAAGAAGAGGTTGGTATGTTACCATTAGCAGTAGAGGGATTTGCGACAGTGCCTAAGAATGCCTCTACTCAATTTAAAGAGGCGCTAGGAATGGTTAAAGCATTGGCAAAAGAAACAGAGGATTTTGGATTAAGAATAGATAAATTAACTCCAGATATAATAGAGAGGCGTAGATTCCAACCATTAGCTAAGTTTTTAGAAAAGGAAGGTAAACTATCAGTTAAGAAAATAACTGGATTACCATACGAGGAATTAGGCGGAAAACAATTAAATACTTATATTAATAAAATTAAGGAGTTCTTCCCTAATGCTGATCCTGTTTACATGAGGCATTTCTTTGAGGATCAGCCAACTAAGTTTAGTAATTTCTTTTTAAATACAAAACCAATTAGGACATTTAAGCCAGGATTCCTTAAAAAATCGTATGGAGTAGATGGATATATAGGACAAAGTGGCAAAGTAACTAAAACTCAATTAAAGACTATATTTGAACGACAAGCAGCTGAATCTTTGAAATGGGAAAGAAATATTAAAATGTTAGAGGATCTAACTAATCATCCTGAAGTAAAGGCATATAAAAAAGGAGATGATTTATTAGAAGGACACGTAGTATTTGCTCCTGATGGAATGATTAGATTCTATAAAGGGACCATGAATCTAACCAAAGAATTTGAGAAAGCTGCTCAAAAATTAGATATATGGGATGCATTTGAGGATGCAGTCAAACGAGCATTCCCAGAGGATGTCACTAAAGAATTCGTAGGAGTAGCCGGCGCTAAACTTTATCAAGTACCGGAAACTATGGCCAAAGAATTAAATAAATTAGTCAGATCAGCCAATCCTTATATAAAACTATTTTGGGATAAGCCAATGGATGCCTTTAGATTTGCGGTATTAGCTCTAATGCCCAGATGGAACTTTAATAATATAGTAGGAAATACAATTTTTAGCGTAGTGAGTGGAGATGTCTTCAATCCTAAAGCATTCTATATCCAAAACCAGGCGCGTAAATCAGGACTTATACCTGACGAATTATTTGGCGGAGTGCATAGAATAGAAAGAACCACAAGTGGAAGATTAGGAAATGCAGCCAATACTCCGATCGTCAAATCAACAGTAGCTCTGCATGACAAACTAATGGATACTCGAATAGTAGGACAGGTATTAAGAAATGTGGGAGCAGTGGTTCATAAAGGAGTATTCAAACCAATACAAAAAATAGGAGACTTTTCATTTAAAGCTAATCAATACGTGGATGATATGTTTAAGGGGATAGCTTTTGTGAACCGGGCCCTGAAAGAAGAAAGAAAGGGATTTATTAAAAGAATGTTTACCAGCTTTGATGATTCAATGAAAGCCCTAGAAAAGGTCAGGAAATCTGGAAAGGTTACAGAAAAATTAGTAGATGATGTTCATAATTGGTATTACCATGGACTGAATTTAACAGACTTTGAAAGACGTGCAGTGAGAAGAATACTTCCTTTTTACTCTTGGATGAGATGGGCCACCTTATATTCATTGAGAATAGCGACGGAAGCACCAGTCAGAGCTAATATAATAGCTAAAATGTCTAGGGATTTCTATATGTTAACTGGCCAGAATAAATTGCCGGAATATTTAAAAGGAGCTATACCAGTAGGAAATGATGAGGACGGCACAGTCTATTATTTAAAAACAAAAGGATTAAACCCATTTAGTCATCTAAATGATTTAATGAGCGAGGGGATTGCTGGAGTAGTAGTTCAGAGCTCATCGCCTGGAATTAAGACAGCGCTCGAGCAAGGACTGGGCCAGGATGTATTCCTAGGGATACCATTTACTAGAGAAAGGGTGGGAGAATATACAGATCCTGTATCCAATAGAATATATAAATTTGACCCTGAAACAGGGAAAACAGAAGAAGTTATAGGAAAAGTTAAGCCAGCATTATTTGAACATTTGATGAGAAACTATATACCTCAATACCTAATGATGGAAGTATTATTAACCGGAGGCAAACAAAGATACACGGCAGAGGGATTAGATACAATTCTAAGTGATTTTTTCAAGAATCCTAAAGAAAGACAGGCTGTGGTAAAAGATATAATAACCATGCAACCAAAGGAAAGAACAGGGTTATTAAGAGAACTAGGTAAAGCTCTGGGAATTAATATCAAAGAAGTAGAACCATCAAAAGAAAAAGCTCGCAGGGAATCAATACAAAGAGCTACATCAGCAATTAAAAATAGAGAATTACCAATCCTCAATCCTCAATTTAAGGCAATGATACGAGAAAGGGTATTTAAATCCGTATCAGAGGGTAAGTCGAAAGAGGAGATTAAAGATGATCTAAAAGTTTGGATCGGAGATAACGCTAATGCTTTAAGACAATTAGCACAATAACATGGAGGACTCAAAGTTTAAACAAAATGTGATGTATAAACTTGGCCGAATAGAAGGCAAGGTAGAAGATATGGATAATAAATTATCCGATGTTTGTATTACTGTAGCTTCACATAGTGAGAAAGTTGGTGACATAGAGGAAATGAAATCTAATATTAAAACGCATAAAGAGAAATTAAGCAAGCATGATGTTGTGCTAGGTAAATGGGGAGCGGCATTAGCGACAGTTATATTTGGAATTAATATAGCAATCGTATTCGTAGCAGATTGGGTAAAAGATAAATTATTTAGATAGTTCTTTTAAAAAGGGGGTGGTAAAATTGAAAGAATATAGAGTATGTTATTATTGTTCTCAAGTATATGGATGTTACGATATCCAAAAGGGATTGGAAGTAAATTGTCATAATTGCTCTATGTGTAATTATTGTCATTACTACGATTTATTTGATTACGAAATTGACGATGTTGATTTCTATAAAACTGGGGGCTGTAATAAATGCTTTAATATTTTAATAACAGATATACTTAATAACAGATAAAAGGAGGATAACAATGATAGAACAAATCAGATGTGAAAAATGTTGTTTCAGAACAAAAAGGCATTGCCATAAATGGAATATCCAAATAGATAATATCTATCAAAACGGCTGTGGAGACGGGATAGATTTATCACAAACCGAAGGAGGTGATAAAGATGAATTGCCCTGATTGTAATAATACAATGGTCTTATGGCACGACGAAAAGTATCATTGCCCTTTTTGTGGTAAAATAATTGATAGGCCGGAAGAAGAATGCCAGAAAAAATCCTGTTATACCTGTCATTGGCTTATTAGTAATTGGTGTGGTCTTCATCGTAAAATGGTTTATCAAGTTAAGAAAGAAAGTTGTGGAAGTTGGACAGAGGACGGCTATGAAAAAAGAGAACGAGAAATAATAAAAGATAGAATTAGTTTTTAGGGAGGTGATAGAATGTTCCAAGATTTATTGACAATAATAAAGTATGATTGGCAAATATTACTTGAAGCTTTTGTGGTTGTATCTTTTATTGTTGTCGTTAGTGCCTGCGTTAGTCAAATTATGATTTATCGTGACAAAATAAAAAGACTGAAAGGAAAAAGTGATGTATAATCAATCACAAAAGATTATTTACTGCCTCAAAACAAGGGGAGTCAAGTCAACGGAATCCCGATAAGAGAGGGAAGCAACCCATTAGGGAAAAGCAAATAAAGGACTCATGACTCCCCTCTTTCATTTTAATAACATGAAAAATAAACCAAAATATATTGTGATCCATCATACAGCTACCTTGCGGGATCATACTACCTTTGAAGCAGTTAAAGGAAACCACATACATAGAGGATGGGGTAACATTGGTTATCATTTCTTTATCAATGGCAAAGGAAATCTATATGGATATCCGCAAGCCAGAGGACAGGACCAAGTGGGCGCGCATACCAAGGCAAATGGAATGAACTATAAATCTATTGGCATTGCTCTGACCGGTAATTTTCAAAAAGAAAAGCCTAATGAGGTTCAATTAACTGTGCTCAAAAATATCATTGACGATCTAAGAAAAGAATGGAAAATACCGACTAAAAATGTTTTAGGACATAGAGAGGTTAAAGACGCTGCCACAGTATGTCCAGGAAATAACTTAATAGCTTTTATTAAAGAATACAGAAAATCTAATAAGGAAAAGGATTTAACTAAAGTAGAATTATTAAAGATTATCGAAGAACAAAGAATCATTATTAAAGAAAGAAATACTGAACTTGGAACACTAAAAAGGAACTTCAATACTATTAATGGTAAATTAACCTCTTGTAAAAAAGATAAAAAAGAATTAAAGGTCGCATTCGAGGAACAACAGGGTTGGTTCTCGAAACAAATTAAAAAGTTTTTCAAAAATGAGTAAAGAACTATTAACATTCGTAAAAGGCGATGTAATTCTTTATCTCTCTATTTTATTAGGAGCAGAGGTAATTAATCTTTTGCATAGTGGTCGTATATGGAGTGGCATTGCATTGGCCGCAGTTTTGTTTGCAGCACTTCTATATAGGATGACTATCAAAAAAGATAGAGCTCAAAAAGAGAGTTGAAAGAAACGACATCAGAAAAAACTAAATAAAAAAAACACCTTATATAATAGGTAGGGTTTTGAGTTATCAACAGTTAGGCACTTGACAAGGTCTTTGACATCTGATAAGATTGAGTTAAGAATTAACGAAAGGGGGTGACAAAAATGGTAAAACAAAAGATATTAAATGTAACACTGACAATGACTGATGAGGAATTTAATGATTTAGATCATGTTTTATGGCTAGAAGATCATGAATATCAAAAAATAAAAAATATATCTAAACACAACAAAGATGAGGATAATTTTTTACTAGCAGAAAAAATGCTAAAAGTAATTGACAAAGCAAGGACGCAAATACTCCAGAAAATAAATTAAGAGCTTTAAGGCGGCGGTAGGCAAGCTCTACTACCGCCCTATAAGGACTTAATTAAAATGCCAAAAGCACATAAAGCAACAGCAATACAAATTAGAAAAATGATAAGGTTAAAAAGAAAAGGATTGACCTTAAGAGAAATAGCCACGATTACCGGTTTTAGCCAGGAAGGTGTTAGATACATATTAAGTAAATTTGAATTAAAAAATGACAAGAAACAGCGCTAAAATATTACCGATGAGTGAAGCTTATGCAAAGCAGATCGGTGTTGTAGATAATCAAAGAGTCAACGTCATTGTTAGAAAAGTTAACGGACGCAATACAGTCTATTTTGAAAAGAATCCAAACGGCGATGAGAAAATACAAATTATTAAGAGAGGAGGTGACACAAATGGAATCAAGATATAATAGGATAAACTTTCCAGAAAAGCATAAAGACTGGCATCCAGTCAGTAAAATAGAAAAGGTTATTCTATTTTTAGCCGCAGCTTATTTAGGAAGTTTAATACTAGAGGGGGTCGTCCTCTTAGTAAAATAGTAATCAATTAATAGGGAGGAGGTGAAAAAAATGAAATACAAAATCACAATTAGCGCAATCACTGAACGAGAAATCAAGAAAACAGCAGAGGAAATCGTACATAAAAAGACCGGAGAGGTAATAGATTGGATGACTTGGTATGATCTACCCGAGGACGAAAAGAAACATTACGAAAAACACAGAATAGCAACTGGAGAAATAGATATTGATGAAAACACAAAAGTAGTGTACGAACAAGATGTTGATGATCTTGATATTGGTGATCTCGCTATCTATATCAATAGAGCAAAATAAAAAACCCCACGCGAAGCAGAGCTTTTTATATGAAAAACAAATGACACTTTCATTATAAGAAACTACTGCGAGTGTGTCAAGGGGATAAAGACATGAAAAACGAATTAAGAGAGTTAGGCGAGTCAGCTTTTAAAAGATACTCGCAGAACTTAACCAAACTACACGCACTCGAATTGGATGAGAAAATAGTAGAGTACTTTAAAATCAAAGATAAATTAGATGAGGATGCTACTGTTATTAAAGAAGCAGCGAAAGAAAGTTTAGAACCAATGGAAAATAAGCAAATTAAAGTAACTATAGCTAGAGCATGGAAAAAGTGGTACGACGTTGGTACATTAAAGAAAAAAGCCAGTACAAAGGAATGGGACGAGATTGAGGCTAACTGTTTAGTCCAAGACGTGGATAAGGTTAAGTTCGAAGAATTAGTCGAAGAAAACAAAATAAGCACAGAATTGAAACAGGCATCATTTAAGGAAGAAGAAATGACGCCAAGAGTTTCAATTAAAGAAAAAAATGACTAAGAAAAAAGCTCCAACTAAAAGAAAATATACACGTCGTAAACCAAGAGCAATAGTAATTGCGCCAAAGGCAGTGCAATTAAACCAAAATCAAGAATTAGAGATTATAAAGGACACGCCGGAAAGATTTATTAAACAAAGGCCAGGGAGAGGCGGAAAGAAGTTTAATTATGTAGAGGTCGGATATGTGATAGACAGACTTAATAAGATATTTGGAAAGTTAGGTTGGGATAGAGAAACAGGACTGGTGCCAGAATTAACAGATGAGAACTTTATTACAGTTAAAGTTAAATTAACAGTAAAGGATCACAAAGGACATAGTGTGACTAAAACTTCATTTGGCGGAGTAGATCGGAAAAGATTAACAAAAGACAAAGGATATGTGGATCCAGGAGACGATGCTAAAGCGGCAGAAGCTGATGGACTGAAAAAAGCAGCATCACTATTTGGGATAGCATTTGATGTTTATTATCCAAATATGGCAGCTCAAAAGAAAATCATTGAGGGAGAGTTTGAAGAAGCGAAAACACCTAGGAAAAACGAAGTCCATTATTGTAGCAGGTGTGAAAGAGATAACAAAAAGACTAAGATTACTCCGGCCGAGGCAGATTATAGTACGAAACAATATGGATATAAGTTATGCCGAGCATGCCAAAAGGCCGCAGAGGACTATGTAAACAACCAAAATCAAGACAAAAAACTATATAGTGAGATGCTAAAGACTATTAGAAGCACTAAAGATAAGAAAGGGTTAGCAAATCTTAAAAAGAACCTGGCCAAGAATAAAACTCTAACTGATCAGCAAAGAGAATTTGTTAGGGATCAGATTGAGGAAAGGTTAAAAGAGATATGACTTACTCAGCGGACAATTTGCCAGTACATTACGTTAAACATTCACCAACAGGCATGAGCTGGGGATATGGAGGATCAGGACCAGCAGATCTAGCATTATCATTATTAATGGAATGTGTGGGACCGGAACTTACCAACAGGTACTATATGGACTTTAAGTGGGAAGTTGTGGCAAAATTGAAAGACGACTGGAAATTGTCCGATGAGTTCATTAAAGACTGGATAAATAAACGAAAGGAGAAACAAACATGATTCCAAAAAGGAACTATCTGTCGTGGTCCCAAATGAGTTGCTATCAATGGGATCCGATGGAATACTATCGCAGGTACGTGTTAGGCATACAAGAACCGCCAACACCACCAATGAAATTCGGTACAATAGTCCATAAAGCATTAGCCAGCCCTAAATATAATTGGATTAAAGCATTAAAAAAAGATGGATTTACATCTGATTATAATAGAGTAGTGGCAGCAGCTCTAGCCAAAATAAAAGACAGACCGGCTCAAAAAGAAATTAAGGTAATGGTAAAGCATGAACCGATAGATCTATTAGCATATTTTGATGGATTAAATAAGAATGAGATACATGAGTATAAGACGGCAGGATCACACTGGACCCAGGAAAAAGTAGACCAACATGGCCAGATGGACTTTTATGCGCTGATTCATCTTATTAAATTTAAAACGATACCAGCTTTGATACTCCATTCTATACACGCAAAGAGTGGAGACGTTAGATCCTTTAAGACTACCAGAACCAAAAAACAACTGGATGAGTTTCAAAAAGAGATTGAAAGGATACATGAGGCGATAACAAATCAAATATGGTATAAATAACATGAAAGAAGTAAAGAAAACATTCCAAGTGCCGGCCACATTAGAAGGAATAAGTCCACTAAAAGATGGTGGAATGAGCGTAAGATTCCATACAAATGAAGTCACTAATGCAGAAAAAGTTGTATTAATGGATTTTTATCAAAAGTTCGGCTTCCTATTATTTAAAGAGAATGAGTTCTCTGATAAGGATATACCAACAGGAGACGCCAAATTAGACGGTAAGACGCCGTCGCAGCGACTTCGAGGAGTAATGTACGTCTATTATAGTAAGAAAGACGGAAAGCCGGAGGGATTTGATAGATGGAGACGACAATATTTAGAAGGACAAATAGAAAAGTTTAAAGATAAAATAAATGAATTAGAGAAATGAAATACATAGTTATTCCAAACTTAGAGGAATATCAGCATTATAAAAATAGGAATGCGATATGGATTAAACTTTATTTAAGGATATTAAACAGTGATAAAATAGATCAATTAAACGACTGGGAAAAGTGGTATTACATAGCTTTATTATTATTAGCTACGCGAAACGACAACAAGACGCCATTAAGAAGGTCATATGTGAGACAGAAGTGTGCAATAAGTAGTCGCAAAGATGTCATAAAGAGTGCAGAGAAAATGGCTAAAATAGGGCTAATAAGGATAGTTTCTGATAGCAAAGTGATAGACCATATAAGATTAGATAATATAATAAAAGATAAGAATGTACATGGTAGAAGTACGTTAGAAAAGATAAAAGACGAAAAAAAGAAATTAATTGATAAATTTAATTTAAATAATTTATTTAAAAAATGAATGAAAAGCAAAAACCAAAATTATTAGTGATAGAAAAATTAAAAGAAGGATGGCAAAAATTAGTTGAATTAGGAATAGTGACTAAAGAAAAATATAAAAAAATGACAGGGGAAAAATATAAGGAACAGAAAAATGAAAACAAAAGTTCTAAAATTCAACATTAGCTTTTTCTTCCAGCTTAATATATTTTCATGCTTTATAGTTTTGCCATTTGTGATACCTGGATATATATTACTAGCGGCCGGGATGTATATAACGAGATTCATCCAATGGGTATACAATTTAGGAGAAAAAAAACATGAAGGACCCAATTAAAATATTATTATATCTAATAGCTGGAGTGATATTATTCATAATAGTATCGATTATAACCGCTTTAATATCGGCTAAGACGATAGAAATTAAATCAACAGTAGATCCGCCGGGAATAGAAATAAAACAAGAATCAATATTTGGAGAGGCAAGTTATTATGACTATGATTTAAGACGCGAGGATCAAAGGTGTTTAGAGAATGACTGCTGGTCGATATCTCATAGGACAGCTGCTAGCCGTGATTACCTAAAAGGAACAGTATTAATTGTAATAGCCGGAGATAGATTCACAACAGTATTAGTGAATGACTATGGACCGGCTGAATCAACGGGGAGAGTGATAGATCTAAGTAGCCGAGCGTTTAGAGATTTGGCGCCGCTATCACAAGGGATAATTAAAGAAGTAGAAATTAGAAAAAGATGATTAATTATATAGAATTACCTAGTGGAACTAAAATTCAAGATGAATGGGGTTCATGGATTCCTATTAATACAAGGCCAGGATTTATTGCAGCTAATTTTAGAGGAAATACTTATTATTATGATGGGGTAAATATATTTTTAGAGGATAAACCATTTGATAGTGTTTGTAAAAAAGGTAGTATTGGTTTAATCAAACTAGGAAACATAAAGAATGAAAATTAAACTAGATAAAGCAGATCAAATATTTGGTAAATATATCCGATTGAGAGATGGAAAATGTATGAGATGTGGCAAATGGGCAGAGGAGAATCAGGATGGAGATAGAATAGTCGGAATCGAATGCTCTCATTTTTACGGCCGAGCAAAGAAAAGTGTCAGGTTTGATCCTGAAAATTGCGATGCTTTATGTACAGGATGCCATCAGTATTGGGGGTCGACAGATACTGAAGCATATCGAACATTTAAAATTAAACAATTAGGCGAGGAGGGGTTTGAAAAATTAACAATTAGAGCAAATATGCCGGTAAGAGATGATAGGAAACTGGCATATATAGTTGCTAAAAAACTATATGAACAAGAAAAAAACAAAATTAGTATTAGGTAGCTTTAAGAGAATAGGACCACCAGGAAGTTTTGGCCATCATTTTACATGGAAGAATAACGAAGTAGAAGTTTGTTTGGAGAGTTGCTTGAATGGATATGATGTGGCCATATATGATTTAAATCAAAACCTGATCGGAGAAAAAACTTGTACTAACATACAAGGAATGATGGAAAGTCAAATAGCTCCAGGATTTAGTATGGGGACCGGAGAAGCAATAGACAAAGCAATAGAAATAGCAAATAAGAAACTGCAAGAATATGAAATGGAGAAATCTGCTAAAGAATAAATGCCCCAAGTGCAATGAGGAATTCTACAGCTCACAAGATGATGTTAGGGGATATGTACAATGCGGGTGTGGATTTTCAATCAGCGAGGAAAAGATGCTTAAAATTACTGCAGAAATGACAATACAAAATATTAAAAAAAGAAATGGCGAACGAAAAGAGACAAACAATTAGATTATATGGAGTGACAGCGCCTCACTTTACGAAAGAAACTAGACCATATAGCTATGGAGGGGAGCACGTCAATGGACATTTAGTTAGTTATGTAGATATGCTTTTAGAGGATTTAATCCATTGGATTAAAGAACAAAAATTAGATACAAAGGTCGTAAAAGCATTAACCAAACAACAAAAATTACTATGAAAAGTGAATTACATTCAGAATTACAGGATAAGGCGATGGATTACCTATTGGCCAAATCTTATTGGGTTAGAGCGATTGAAATGCGAATGCTCGCTGGAATTATTGATGTGTGGGGTATGAGTAGAAGTTTAGATTTTGCCACTTCAGCGATTGAGGTAAAAGTATCCAGAAATGATTTTATGAGCAGATCGCAGAAATGGAAAAATCACAATGCCCAAATGATAGCCAATACCTGTTATATTCTTTGTCCTTATGGACTAATACAGCCAGACGAGGTTCATCCAGATTGGGGACTGCTCTGGTATCGGGAAGGACGGAATATCATCAATAAAAAACAACCAAAATTTAACGAGATGTCGGATAGAAAGAAACTTGAGATTATGATTCATTTTTTGTCATCTGGAGTAAATCAAATAAAATTAATAGACTAAATAGAAACATGGAAACATTAGAATTAATACAAAACATTCAAGCGAACTTATTTAAGTTTTTAACAGTATTCATTATTGCTAGTGCAGCAAGTAAAGTGATACTGGCCTGGATTAATAGGAGATTTGGAAAATGAAAAGACAAGATGAGGATATTATATTTTTTGCCTTTAGGTATGCATTAGGCAGGCGAACAGGAGTAGTTGGTACTGTAGTTGATCATCTAAAAGAGCATTGGAGTGAATTAGCTGATCATACACAAGTGCAAATTAAAAGAGAAATTAAAATTGCTATTAGAGAAAAAAGAGCAGGGATGAGTTGTGATGTTAAAAATTGGAAAGAGATAATAGAACTATAATGAAACCAGAAAAATTTATAGATAAATTAATATCAGAAGAATACAAAGGGGCTGGCAGAATTAAGAAATATTTTGTCAGAAAACTAGCAGAATTTAAACTTAAACACGATAACGATTTTAGAAAGTTTATAGAACAAATACCAAAGGATCCATATGACGAAGAAACTACCAAAGAAAATTGAATACGAAAAGAGAGTATTAAAGATCACAGAAATTAAACCACACCCTAAAAATCCAAAGGATCACTGGGTTGAGGGAATTAGAGATAGCATTAAGGGAAAAGGAATGATCGAGATGTTAGTAGTAGATGAGAAAAATACCTTACTAGCTGGCCATGGGCGCCTAAAAGTTTTGAAAGAAGAAGGAGTAGAGAGCATAGAAGTGATCATCGCCAGGGGATTAACTAGCAAAGAAAAGGAAGATTATCTTTTAAGCGGAAATAAAATCAGCGAACGTGGCGGATGGGATATGGAAAAGCTTTTTGACAACTATGATGTAGAGGATATATTAGGCGGTGGCTTTAATGAAAACGAATTGGGCGACTACTGGGATAAAATGTTAGAGATTGAGGACGATGGATTTAACCTAGAAAAAGCAATCGCAGATATTAAAAAGCCAAAGACAATAACAGGAGACCTGTATGCCTTAGGGAATCATAGATTAATGTGCGGTGATTCAACTAATTTAGATGACATAGCTAAATTAGTAGAAGACGAAACGATGGATATGATTTATTGCGATCCTCCCTATAATATAGGATTGGATTACAGCAAAGGATTTGGGACCTCAACAAAATACCGCAAGTCATTTCCTGACTTAAAGTTTAAAGGATTCAAAGATAATAAGAAGCTGGCCGAGTACAAAGATTTTATCGGAGACTCAATTAGAGGAGCATTGAGCGTATCAAAAGCAAACTGTCATATATTTTACTGGTGTGATCAGAATTACATATTTTTAATGCAGGATATTTTCAGCGAGAACGCAGTGAAACTAAGGAGAGTCTGTATCTGGATTAAAAATCAATTCAACGTAACTCCACAGATAGCATTTAATAAAGTATATGAGCCGTGTATTTACGGCACAGTGGGGAAGCCACATTTAAATAAAGACATCAGAAATCTAAACGAAATCATTAACAAGGAAGTAGGATCAGGTAATGAAGTGATAGACGACATAATGGATATTATGGATATATGGCTAGTCAAAAGGGATCCAGCAAATACCTACGAACATCCAACTCAAAAGCCGGTAACCTTGAATGAAAAACCAATAAGGAGATGCACCAAGTTCAACGATAATATATTGGACTTATTCGGTGGATCGGGGTCGACCCTTATTGCAGCGGAGCAATTAAAAAGACGTTCGTATTTAATGGAAATTGACCCAGTATTCTGCGATGTTATTATTAAGAGATACGAACGATTAACGAATAAAAAAGTTAAAAAAATAAATGGCAAAGAAAAAACTAAAATTTAATTTTCAAATCTTCCAGGCGGTTGGGCTATTATTAGCATTAATCTTTTTCGGATTTAAGCTAGTATTAGTGCTAATATTAATGGGAATGACTATTGAATTAAACAACAAAAAAGAAGAAGCGATAAAAAAAGAATTGTTAAGAAGGGATATTAATAATCAAAATAAAGTAGCAAATGAAAACAGGTGAAATTGTAAAACTAGGAGATCATCGTCTTATTTGTGGAGACGCTAAGGACCCAGAAATAGTTGAAAAACTAGTTGGGGAAGATCAGATTAGGATTGTTTTAACAGATCCGCCTTATGGCGTCAAATATGCAAGCAAGGAAAGAGTTGATTTTTATAGGAATGTAGTTAAGGCGCCTATATCGAAAGAAAAGGATATAGCTAATGATGATTTGACTGGAGATAATTATACAGACTTCACCAAAGAATGGATAGAACCAGTTAAAAATTATCTGGTCAAGAAAAATGCCTTTTATATATTCAACAGTGATCAAATGATTTTTGAGTTAAAAAAGGCGATGGATCAATCAGGAATATACTACTCTCAATTGATCATATGGATCAAAAATACTATATTCCCTGGAATGAAAGATTATCTAACTCAACACGAATTGATAGCGTATGGATGGAAAGGGAGACATAAGTTCGAAAAGTCAAAAAGAAAAAGCGTAATTTTTTATCCAAAACCGCATAGATCAAAACTCCATCCAACAATGAAACCAGTAGGATTATTAAGAAAGTTGATATTAAACAGCACAAAGGTCGGGGAGGTAATATACGATCCATTTGGTGGCAGTGGATCAACATTAATAGCGTGCGAACAAACAAAAAGGAAATGTCTAATGATTGAGTTAGACGAGGATTACTGCGAGGTGATTAGAAAAAGATACGAGCGCTATGTAAATAGTTTAAAAAAATAACAAACTATGGTATAATAATATAACTAGGAGGTGCAAATGATTGATTTAAAAGATGAAGGACACAAGTGGGTCGAAAAAGTGGTCTCCAAAATGAACAATAAGTATTCCAAGAGCGTAAGAAGGAAGAGATTATACGAAAAATTAGAGAAAACCAGCCCAATATCGCATTTCAGCATGGCCAGGACAAGAGAAGAAGCTGAGTATTTAATTAACATACTTAGGAAGCTATACAAAAAAATTAAACAAAAGTATAAAAAACATAGAGATTATTAGAGGAATAAAAAAATGAAAATATGTATCGGAATGCCAGTATATAATAATTTAGTTCATGTGCAGGTAATGCAGGATATTTTAGATGTCGTTTTAGAAGCTCAAAAAAGGAACGATCAACTAACTATCAATACTCCATCAAGTCCTTTTTTATCACTTAACCGGAATGTGATAATGCAGAAAGGGCTTGATTTTGATTGGATATTAATGTGGGATTCAGATATTCAAGTAGCCAATGGACAATTTATTTACAAGATGATTGAAACAGCATATAAACATGATGCGGCAATGGTTGGATTATTGGTTAAGATTAAGAGCTTTGATAAAAACCAGGAATACGCTTGCGGAATGAAAGCTAAGGACGGGACCGGGTATGTTAGATTAAAAGAGGCGCCAGTTAAAGTTCAAAAGGTTGATGTCATGGGAGCTGGAATAACTTTAATTAGAAGCGCCTGGATTAAGAATCATTTACAGCAGCCATATTACGAGTTTGTGGATATTAAAGGAGATAACGGACCGGCAATACTTCCAGAGGACTGGAGGTTTTGCGAGAAAATAAAAGAAAAAGGTGGGAAAATAGTCGTAGATCCTACCATTGAGACCATCCATTATGGACAAATGGGATGGCATCATGAAATTAAATAAGAAGTAGAACTATGAATGGAGAAAATACAGTTGGACCATCAATCGGTGGTCTACAAACACCAACACCAGAAGTTTCTGGCAAATCAAAACAAGGTCAAATAGACCGTCAGTTTAATTTTTTGTCTGACACAATTGATAGATTGGGGAAAACGATAAGTATTTTAGAGGATAAACTTAATCCTATTTTAGGAGAAAGTCTTCCACAGAAAGAATCCCAAGATAAAGAAGCAGGCAATTCAGTATTATTAGCTGAAGTAATAAGAACCCAAAAATTAAGAGTATCATCTTTAAATAGACAATTAAGAAATATCCTCGAGAGAATTGAGTTATAGACATGTACGGAGAATTAAAAAAAATAGGTGAGGTCGAAGTCTCAGCAACAGAGGGTCAACACGCAATGGTGGTATTGCGTAATTCCATTTATATTACAGATGGCAAGAATGTATATAGATGGGAAGTTGAACCTGAAACCTTGTGGACCAAGATCAAGAACCTAATAGGATTATGGCCGAAGAAAAAATAGCAGGACATAAAATACCTAAGTGGCAAGTGCCAGATGACGACATGGAGGATATAGTAGGTAATATTAAAGAAGCAGGAGAAAAGGGGAGCCCAATGCAACAAGATCTAGACCGTAAGCAAGAAGCGGATAAGACTAGAGCAATGGCTGGAGTATGTAATAAATGTCGTCAAATGAATTGCATGTGCAACGAGGGACAAAAATAATGATTAGAGTACTTAAAGTAATTAACAAATTATTCTTTAAGGCTATTTTACTGACTCTGTATTTTGTGACATTAATGATAGTGATAGCATTAGTTTTAGTATTTGCTATTCCTATTATAATATCGCAAGGAGTATTGAAGTTAGAAAAGTGGACATTTAGTAAAGCATAGATGTGAAGAAAGAAAAGAAAAGATACCTAAATAAACTCAATAGAAGAACTGGGGTTGATAATCCATTCGCAGAAGTTAAAGAACATCATAATTATAAAAGAAAAAAAAGATGGCGGAAAAAAGACCACAAAAGAAAACAATATATAAAGGAAAGGGCAGGCCAAGAAAGACTGACATTAGGATAGAATCAAATCCAACAATTTCCAGACAGAGCGGAGTAGATAAGATTAATGAATTTGAGGAATATGCCCTTTATTTAGCACTTCCTCGAGAGGAAAGAATGATTTTATTCAAAGGGCATACGGATGCATTCTTTAGTAGGAAATATAAAGTCAACAAGAGTACGTTAACTGAATGGAAAAAGAAAGAAGAATTATGGAAATTAAGGAATAGTCATCTAAAAATCCTCAAACAATACACAATAGATGTGTTAAGAGGGTTAAGAAACAAAGCAATCCAAAAAGGAGATGCAGCCGAAGTTAAGCTTTGGATGCAGCTCATTGAAGAATGGGTTGAAAAAGAGAAATTAAAAGTAGAACATGGACCACAAAG